GAGTAGCCCATGAAATATCAGTACCATCACTTGTTAGAACTTGCGCAGAACTCCCAACTGCAAGCGCAGCAGGATCACCACTTGAGTCTCCATAGATTATCCTGCCTCTTGCAAGTCCCGCCATCTTAGCTAGAGATACTGCATTATCAGCAATAGTGGCAGTGCCATTATTGGCAAGGCTTATATCGCCACTAACGGCTACGTTGTTATAATCCGTGCCATCAGCCACCATGATATGAGTGTCGGTGGCGGCAATGGAGTCATCTATAAAACTTATCTTGGCTCCGGTAACAGCATCATCAGCAATGGTGGCTGTTGCTACCTGTTTCCAATCCACACCGTTAGTCGCGCCGGAATCAGCAAGCAAAGCATAATCGTTCGTTCCAACAGCAAGTCTGGTTTCAGAATCTACTGTGTTGTAGACGAGTAGATCGCCCTTGGTGGTGAGTTTGTCTGTACCCGTGATTGATACACATTGCCACTCAGTAGACGAGGCAGAATATTTGAGGTATTGATCGTCTGACGGAGCGGTTGAGGTTACAGAGGTTCCCTGTATGGAATCCACTGTTACTGCGCCAGCGTTTGTCATGGATACGTCACCAGACAACGAGGCCGCTGTAAAGCCAGTGCCATCACCAATTAGTATTTCTGTGGATGCCAGGGCTTTATCAGATGGCACACCGGACGAATTAGCATCTCTGACCTTGATGGTATTCGCCGCCATGTTCGCTAGCTCTGCATTGGCTACGCCGCCATCCTTTATCGTGATGTCGCCGGAGGAATTGGCAAAGTTAGCGGTGTTGAATGTCGCTATACCCTTGTTTGAATCGGAAGCGTCCTCACCTGATACGGTGATCGTGCCAGAGGATTCAGCAACGTCTATACCCTCACCCGCTGCGTAAGTGATTGTGCCGCCGAGAGCGGTCGCAGTAGAATTTGACCCATCAGAAACTGTGATCGAGGAATTAACAAGTTCTGCGTTAGCCACGCCACCATCCTTGATCGTGATGTCACCAGATGAGTTGGCGAAATTGGCGGTGTTAAATGTCGCTATGCCCTTGTTTGAATCAGACGCATCCTCACCAGAGATGGTGTTGGTGGAGATGTCTATACCTTCACCAGCGGTCAGAACAGAACCAGGATTAACAAAGGTGAATGCCCCAGACCCATCGGTTTTCATCACCTGGCCGTCTGTGCCGTCTGCGGTAGGCATGGTCCACCCTGCGGTGAGTGATCCCATGAGCTTGTAAGAGGTAGCCGGGCTGACTGGTAGGACAACCCAGGAGCTTCCATCGTACAGCTTGAGGACATTGTTTGTGGTGTCTACCCACAACAGTCCTTGTGCAATGCTGGTGGACGGTGCGGAAGTTCCGGTGTGAATCGCGTTTACAGCCGCGTCCACGGAGGGAAAGGAATTCTTTAAGACCCTTTTGATTAAACGGAGATGATCGTCACCCTGGCTTACGTTGTCACTCGCAGTCGGGTTTGTATTTACAAGATCGTCTAAGTAAGTTCCAGATTCTAATGCCATTATGGATTACCCGTAGTGGTGACTATTCGCAGCGCATTACCAGAGTGCCTGTCTCGGGAGTCTGCGTTTTGGATGTTGGTGATTGCCTCCTTATACGCCGCCAGCCATAACTGGACGCGAGCATCGTTGGCAAGGAAAGGTTCAGCCTCTAACAGCGAGGCGTAGAGATATACATCTGGATTATCGGAGAGCATATCGCTGGTCGTTGCTGAATCGGAAAGCGCGGTGAACTTTTTGTAATAGACAAGCTCGACGGTGTAAGCGGAATCCGGTGCTGGTCCTAAGAGATAGTTGTCACCGATAATCGTATAAGTCAACGGTTTACCTGTTGTCGATCCAGCCCACAGCCGGTCCATCATCTCTGGAGTGAGATACTCCAACGGAGTGATGGGGTCTGTGTTGAGCTGCATATTGCGACCCTGTAACCAGCCTGTCGGCAACGCATACGATCTTGTGCCGCCGACAGTGGTATCAGTGGCGGTTGTCTCCATCTTCCGAATACGCAGCTCGCGGTTATACCGGGCTTCAGCTAATGCGATGAATTCGGGTATCCGGGCTGAGAGGTCATCTCTATCCAGCCAGTTCGCTACCGCTGTTTGTAATTCCGCGTAAGTTGAAATCGCCATCAGTTCAAATATCCATATCTGGTCGGGTACGAGGGATACATCACCCCTAGTGGGATACCCTCACCATGAAATTTCGTTAAAGGGGATTGGTCAGGGATGTCAACGTAAATCCCCCTGCCCCTGGCGAACCCAATCAAGTATTCAAGGTTGGGCCGCTGGTAAGAAAATTCAGAAATGTACGAGGGATCACCGGGAGTAGATTCTAGGTCTGCCATATCCACCCCCCAAATCCCAATCCTGTCTGCACCTTCGGTGATGGCGAGTGCCATCAGGTAAGCGATGGAGGAGTTGAAATAATCCTTCCCCAGCTCTGAAATAACACTCTCTACCGGATAAGGGATCGCGTTGGGGATTTCTGGATATTCAGATTGCATATACAGCGGTGCAGTGAGGCTCCGTAGCCTGTCCAGGTATCCGGGCCTGCGCCTTGCCTCTGGTTTTTTCAGCAATTCCAGTGGGTGAATCTCAAACAGCCGATCAAGATAAGGCCATCTGTCTTCATCCCAAGGTAATCCCCAGACTTCCCAATTCGGATCTTCAAACGGAGCGTCATCGTGAGTGGACGGAGCCAACCCAACGATCGCCACATTCACCGGGAGAGCTCAGTCACATATACCGTGGATGTGCTGGCTGCGGTAATCGCCGCGCACTTGTTGGCTTCGCTCACCCGGAAGAAATACGGTGTGCCTGCCGCTACATAGACATGGGATGTCGTTGCAGTGGGGGCTGTGCCGAATGTGATGAAACAGGCTGCGGTAGCCGTCACCATCACCTCGTTCACCTGGGTTGCGAAAGCGTTGGAAGTCGCCGCGCTGGAGGTAGTCGCAGAGATGGTCTGCGTTACACCCGGACGGAACACGTTGGAATTTACGTTTCTCATAATTGCCTCAAATGGTTGTCGGAGCCACTTTAAAATATTTGTAATCGGGATCGTTCAAGTACGCTGCGAGAATCCTTGGATCTTTCTGAATATCCCCGTCAGTTTCCTTTATCCACTTTTCCCAAGTCGTAGTCGGGATGGACGAGACATGATGCCACTCGCCCCTTTTACCCAGCGAGAGCTTGTCACCGTAATCGTTGAACTTACGTTTGTTGTGTTCAAGGATTGGAGTCGCGTTCTGGTGAGTGTTAAACCGGAAGGTATTGGTGGTATCGTCAAAGTGCATATCGGTTTGGCGACCGAATTTGTTGTCCAAAACGAATTTAGACATAACCGATTTTTCCTACCTTTGGCGCACCGTCAGCCGGATCATGGTCGATGTAGGCTTTTTTCAGCCAACCAATCGCGTCTTTTGGTTCTTCTGGTTTGGGTGGTGCTTTCGGGGCTTTGCCCTTGAGCATTTTCTTTGCTGCTTTTTCTAGTTCTTTCATAAAAAAAGGGGGCGAGTTGCCCCACCCCCTTCCGTTTTTTACGCCTTACAATCGCTCAGGATGCCGGACGCTTTTTCATTCTTAGAGCATAGACCTGCCTCGTAGAGCAGCATCTGTTTTGTCGCATCACCCGTTTTGGCGAGTTCAACAACGGACCAATCTCGCAGAACATTCAGCGAGAAATAATCCATATCCAAGAAGAAAACGTGTTCCGTGGAATCCAGGTTACGATCTGGCACGATCTTGAATGAACCAAAGTCGCTGACATAGATGTCGACCGCGTTTACTGCGGTGACACTACCGTTGCCTTTGATTTCATTCCGAATCGCGTACCCAGGGCCAGCGTTGGACGAAAGACCCGATATGGCCTGCTTGATAGTCGCAGGACAAAGGATCATGTCCGGGCTGCCGCCCGAGTTAAACGCATCCAAGATGACGTTTTTGATGCCAGCTTCCGTAATGGAAGCAGTGGCAGTCGCCTCTGTCATCGTGTTAGTACCAGTACCAGCCGAAGCTGCCGGGGAACCCGAGCCCGGGTTCATCGACACCCAGTTGGTTGCTAACCAGCTTGGGAGGCCAGCAGATACACGGGCGGTTGTAGAATCGCCCGCTGTTCGCGCTACGTTTTGAGAAAGCATATCTTCCCAATCGCGCTTCATCTGCTTACCGCGCTTTGCTAGTTGGTAAGCCTGGTGTTTGCCATGACCTGCGTAGTTGACCGAATCATCTGTACCGGACAATTTGTTACCGTAAAAGCTCTTTATCTTTTACTTCTACGTCTTTCGACGTAGTTCGGACTATCTCATCATCCCAGTGGGATGCCCTGCGCTCGTGTCGCTTCATAATCCCAAAGGGATCGTGTGCGTTAGTCTCTGAACCTTCGTCACATTGCTATGACGCTTGGCTGCGGATTCCCTTATCTTTAGATTTAGGGTTCCCGACAATTCACAGGGTTTTTCTTTTACGCATTACTGCGTAACGGACCAAGGTACAATTTTAGTCTGAACCACATACCGTGAAATCTGGCAGTAATTCCCCAACCGGGTTGGTAACGCTCTTGCGGTCGCGGCCGGGCTGTCATCACCTTCTATTTGACGGTTGGCTGCACCAGAAGCAATGGTATCAGTCTGCCACTCAAAGTAAGTGTTGTCGGCCTTTTCGCGTGAACACGCACTAAAAAAGGGCGTATCCAAAGGAGCGATATTATCTCTTGTTACCGTAAAAGTTCTTTATCTTTTACTTCTTACAGTTTTCCATCCTGCAAGGTCGGACTATCTCATCATCCTTTCGGATGCTCCGCGCTCGTGGGCCTTTACTGTCCGTCCTGGACTCCCTGGCCTAGTCTCTGAACCTTTTTGTCATCCCTGACAAACTTGGCTGCGGATTCCCCTTTCGGCGGGGTTCCCGACAATTCACGGAGTTTTATTGTCATCCATAATATTCAGATGACATCGGCTAACTGCTCGCGGATCGCTACTGACGAGTAAGTCAGTGAGGTATTGCTTGCAATTGCCATTTGTTTGTCTCTTTGTTAAGTGATTAAATCCTCAAGAAGTGCTGCCGCGTCATTAACGTGGCCGCTCTCCTTCAGTCGGTTTCGCATCGCAGTTCGCTTTGCCTTCGTTTCCGATTTCGCGCTGGTTCCCTTTCCGCTCCGAATGACTTTCGGTTTGTTTTTGAGCTTCTTGGCCTTTGGGTTGGACCTTTGAAGTTCATCGTACAGCCGAGCCTTGTTCAGAATGATGAAAGAGCGATGGTCAATAAGACTTTCGATTTCAGCATCTTGGAAACCCGCAGAAGATGCGTATTGGCGCAATTCACCAGCAAGCTCTTTCTGTTTGACGGGATCACCCCACTCTGGTAATTTTTCTACCAGCTTGCCGTGTTCCTGCCTTACAGACTGCTGCCACTGTTGTTTGGCTGCTACGTCATTTCTCGCCACTGCCTGCTGTTGTTCACGTTGGACGTGGGCGACTTTTTCCTGGGCTTCTCTTAACTCCTCTTTCTTTTCCAGGAATGAGATGGGGTCCTCGGCTTTGAGGCGTTCCCAATCAACATTTGCATACTGGTCGAAGTTGGAGTTTTCGATTATGGATTGAAGGTATTGCGAATATTGCTGACGCTCTGACTGAATCTGCTGCATCTCTTGGTTGTACTGCGATTGCAGTGCCTCGATCTGCTTGCGTTCTTCAGCCAGATCCTGCGTTTTTTTAGTGAACGCGGATTGACGGGAATAGCCCTTCAGAAGTTCGTCAAGGTTGACCTCCTGCTCTTCACCGTCCACACGGACGGCATACAGGGGTTCCTCTTCGTCTTCTTCTGGCTCTTCGTCTTCGGACTCCTCTTCAGAATCAACTTCTTCCGGTTCGTCCTCTGAAACCGCCTCTGGAGATTCATCTGGATTTTCAGAGTCATCTACTTCGGTCGGGGGTGCTTCCTCGGCTTTTGGTTGCTCTTCACTCGAGTCCAATAAACCAAGTATTGCGTTTTGGGCCTCTAAGATAGACCCTTCGTCTGTGTTAACTGCCGGTGCTGTGGGCGTGTCGGCCATGTGGTTCTCCATGAAAAAAGCCGCCCGCAGGCGGCTCCCCAAATCCTTTTGGGCTTGTTTCGCGAAACGAGTTTCTTACCTCTTGTTGAATTCACCCGTCATCACTAATGACTCGAAGTGCTGTTTCAACTCGGTGAGGTTTTTCAAACTCTGCCAGGCGTTTTCCCTGGCGGTCATATCCTCGGGTTGGGAGTTCTCCCAGGTGTCGAGGAATCTTTGCCGGAGAGTGTCCCATGCTTCGTTGAAGATGGGGTCTCCGAGTAATGCTTTTGCGCGGTCTTCTCTAGCCAATGGCTACGGGCCTTTGCTGGACTGCCTCTAGCTGAAGTTCTTGCAGCTTTAAACTGGCATCCACTTTCGCCTCGGCTGCGTCCTGTTGGACCTTCTGCGCTTTGATCTGTACGTCGGCTGCTTTTATTTCAAGTTCTTTCTGTTTTATCTGCATTTCAGCCTGGGCCATCTGCTCCTGTGGCGATGGACCTTGTTTGGGTTGGGGTTTGGTGATGTAATTCTGAACGTCCTTGAAGCCCATATTCTCGACCATCTTCGCACCCAGGTTGTACAGGTTCTCCTCGGTAATTATTGAGAGTCCACCGGACATAGCCTGGCTGGCGAACTGTAGAATTGTGGAGAGGTGGAGGAGTTGCTGGTCACGGTTGCCATGTCCCAGGCCGACCTCCACGGTGCAGTCCAGGTAATCACGCCACATATCGGGACGCACTTCGATAAAATCACCACGCAGTTTTATGTACTTCTCTTTTTCTTCGTTCTTCTGCGCTAATTCAAAGATGGCCTGTACCAAATCCTTCACCCCGGTTTCGGCAAATATCCGCGCAATCATCTCCACCCTTTGCTGCGCTGCCGTCATCACCTGGGCGACCTGAGTAGCGGTGGTGTGGCTGGTCAACGCATTCGCATCCAACCCTTGCGACATCTTGGTCATCCCCGATCTTTCCTCGCGGATGGAATCCATGTACTTCATCACCTCGAAGGTGTAGGGCTGAAGTGCGGGGGTGGGTAACGGAGTAATTGCCCCAGGGGCTTTTGTTCTGACAATGCCGCCAGGTCTTTGGGTCAGCAAGTCATCAAGCTGCACCATGCCCTCCTGCACAGCCAGACGGCCTGCGTTTTGCAGGTACATATTGTCAAGGAGGTTTCGCAGCAGTACGCTCTTAACCTCTTGAACCGGCATCACCTGATCAGCGACAGACTCACCGTAGAATTTATGCGGGATGGGGATGGGGCAGAGAGTGCAGAAGGGTCTGCGGTCTACCGGCTCGTTTTCGAGGACGGTGTTGCCAACAGTAAGAATCCTTCGCAGCTCCGCGATGCCGTCACCGTCGTAGTCAGTTCGGAGATAACTCTCATATACCCAACCTTCTTTGAGTGCGTCTTCCGCATCCACATTTTCAGGTTGCCATGATTGGTCAAAGGCATGGCGAGCGGATGTTTCAGCCGACCAGTATTCATCACCCTTGGTGATCTCCTGTGGGTCGATGTCGTATCCCATTTCACGTAATTCCGTTACCGTCTTTTTCACGCGGTGGCAGACAAAGCGGGCATCGTCTACCGCTTTCGCGTCTTTGCTGATGAGGAATTCTTCGGGGGGGATGTTTTCAATACGAACCCGGCCTTTCTGACTGTGCCGGGTGATGACTATATCGTGGGTGGTGATCGGTATATCACCGTCTTCAACTTCTTCGGTGTGTTCCAACACCTCCACCGTGTCATCCATGAGGAGATTTTCAAGCTCGGTATCAGACAAACCAGAATAAGTCTCTCGGTCCCACTTGTCGGAATCGTCCCACCAGACTTTGACAATACCCACCTTCGCCAGGAGTGCGTCTGTGAACCAGGTGTTAGCGACTTCAAAGAAATTGGTTTGTCGGGAGAGTACCCAGTTAATGTAGTCCTGCGCTTGCTCAGCGTAAGGCACGTCCTCTGGGCCTTGGGCGTGGACTTTGGCGATTTCATCACCGGAGGCAAACACACGCATCAGCGAGGGTTTGATCCATTCAATCGTATCCATCACAGTAGAATCTACAACCTGAGAGCGACCTTCCACCTCGTTGCCAAATGGTTGCCCGAGATAGTATTCGAGCGCCTTCCTGCGCTGGGCTGAGATTTCATCCCCGTAGCCGAGTGCGGATGTGACCTCAGTGTCGATTCTTGCTAGTAGTTCTTCGTCTGTTGGTTTTTTTGCCATAGTCCGTCCTTGGACATTTCGATGTTAGGCATAAGCCAGGAATGGTTTTTTGTTGTTCATCGCCAGCGGTACGCCCTTTTCCTGTAAGTCCTGGCGCATTTCGGGGGTGATGTCTATGTACCAAACATCAGGGTTGAAATTGTGTTTTAACAACCATTCGTGCGCTTCCTCTCTCGATGGAAATGCTGTTTGTACTGCTTGACCCGATTCAGTATGGATAACATCAAACCAAGGTTGCCCACGCGGTGTCGCTGGCGCTTTAGGGGTACTTTTATCAACTATTTCATATCCACTGAGAGGTAAATTTTCTCGCGCCTTCTTCGGCTCTACCCCGTACTTCTTCAGGAACTTCTGAGCGAACTTGGTGATCTTTCCGTCATAGAGTTGTTTGTGGTACTCGCCGCCGACTTCCAGGTCGAGGCCGGAGTATGTTGCTGGCTTTCCAACCACTGTTTCATACTGGGAAATAGCGTGTCCCCTGTTAGTCTTTACAACATCATAATCCGGCGCAACAACATCGCTGACAATCTTCTCAGCCATTTCCTTGCCGACATAATCGGAAAGTTTGTCAGGAGTAACATTCTGTAAGTTCTGTGCATGACCGTCTTTGTGGATCACTGCGAGGTTGAAGTTATCTCCAACAGCCTGTGCTTCAATCGAATTTATGTACTTCGCCAGATTGTACCTGTCAGCCTGTACGTCACCCGTTGTCCAGGTGAGGCGTTCTATAGAGGGGTCGTTTATCCCCTCCATCAGCGCACGTTTGAATGCGAGTTCGTGCCAGTCTTTTTTGAATGGTGCGTCTGGGACAGTACCCGCACCAGGGGCCGCAGTTAGCGCTCCTTCACCGAATTGACGGGCGACATCTTCGGCGGCTTCTCTCGTATGCTCAACCTCCACCAATTCACCACCACTGTCATAAATCTCCCACAAACCGTCTTCAGTTTCTGAAACTGAATACTCTGATGATGGGCCTGTGTAGTAACCCTTCTTCTGCCCTTGCTGATGCCAATCCGATTGGATTTCTTCTATATGTAGTGCTTTCTTACCACCGACATCGCGCTCGTTTGTGCGGATGTGGGCGAGTACGTTGGGCTCTGACCAATGGCCTCCGGTGTAATTAGGCATCGGCTTGCTGGTGTCGATGACTTTTACTATTTGGCCGCCTATACGACTGGCTTCTTCTTGCGCTCCCTCTAATGTTTGAACGGCGGCTGCATAATTCGGGGAACCATCAGGCGGTTTAATCGCGTAGGTACGAACATTGGGCGGTTTTTCCGGCAACTGCACCAGAATCTCTTTCGGGTTACTGCCGCCTGGGAGGTTTAGGTTTTGTTCTTCTCCGTATTTAAGCGGTTGCCGAGAAGCCTCATCCATTTGGACTGAATAAAGGTGTGGAATTCTGTTTTGGATATCTCGTAATTCTAGGATTTGTTCTCGCAACGCATCATCATCAGGATCATAGGGTATTAACCGCGAATCGTGCCCCATTCCGAGTTCGTCTTCCCAACTTGCGATTCTCTCACTTATCTTTTGCTGAACTGCATCAACTACCCCCTGCTCTCCGCGCTCCTCCCATCCCTCTTTAAGTTTCCACTCATCAATCAAAACATCTTCAATTAAGACTGCCCTAGCGTGTTCTGCGGATGTTGGTTTGTCGTTACCAGCACGTTTCGCTAAAACATGAGGAGAGTAATCGACTGGCGCACCATCCCGATAAAAATCAACACCACCGACCGATAAACCCTTAATATAATGATCACGATGACCAGCCCTGACTGTCTCATCCAGCTCTATCGGGTTCCACATGGAAACCACTTCTTCCTTCGTAAGCGTACCTGGGGCTTGTTCTAACGCCTGTAACAGCCCTGTTTCCTTCGCCTCTTTCGTTGCACCGGGTTCCTTTTTAAGGTGTGCCAGGTATTGTCCAGATTGGCCTTTACCTGGGGCTGTGGTAAGGGCTTTACCAGAGGGGGAGTAAAAACCCATCTTGTTACGGCCACCCATACCCAACATCAGAAACGGGGCTAACTGCTCGTCCGTCACTGCCGGTATGGACAGTGGGCCTAATCCCAGGTTTTCAGACCCTTGCGAGACTAATCGACTTAGCGCATTCACCTGTGGCGCTATAAGGCCACCAGCCTGTACTGCTGCGTCCTGGATAAAGGGGGATGTGGGGTTTAGAGAGCTGACAACACTTACCGGATTCCGGTGCTGGGCAAACCCCCCCATTCCCTGATAAAACTGGTTCTTGAGGCGGTCAGGATACGCCTGGATGTAATTCCAGAGATTCACACGATCCCCAGTTTCGGGTACTTAATGTCCTGGTCCCACCTGTCATCCTTCCCGGATGCGGCGAAACGGAGTGACAGCGCACCGTAGCGGGTAGCTGCCATGATGTCATCATTCCGGTCTACCACCCGGCCCTCCTTGCGGTGATAAATCCGAAACTCCTGCCACCACTCCCCCAATGTGGAGAAGACCTTGAACTTGTCGTTTTCCATCCGCTGCAGCATCTCCATAATGCCCGTCTCGATGGAGTTCCCCCCTTTCTTTTCCCCTGGTGCGGGTGGATTTTCAAAATGAGAGAAGTGCATATTACATCCGAGGTTTCGGTATTGGTCTGCCAGGCCAGGGTTGCCCATCGCGTCCCTGCGGTGACCGTCATGCGGCCAGATGATAGGGATGAATGAAGGCCGCGTTTTTATTGCGGCAGCGTGGATGTGGGGTGCTGCTTTTGCGAGCGCGTAGACATCGTAAACATAGACCACATCCTCTTCCCGATCGTGAGCTAAATAGACTACAGCGGTTTTGTGGTCAAACCCGAAGTCTATCCCCGCTACCCTCGGCCACTCATCCGGGATGGTGAAGGGCTCGACCATCAGCTTGGACTCATCCACTGGGAAGACAAGACCGGAGCCGATCGCAGGTCGACCGTATCTCCGCATCTCCCTTTCATGTGGGGAGTAAGCGGAGAGGATCTGCTCCATTACCGACTGGGTGAGATGGCCTGGTTTCCTCGCCTTGCTGCGTATCTTCTCAGATGCGTCATCCCATGCAGCGGTGGTGAGGGACTGTCCTGGTTGGAGGTTGTTCAGAAACGCATGGACGGTTTCCGTCATTCCACTCTCAGGGGTGAAGGTAAGAAAGGTCATGCCCTTTGTCGAGAGAGTCCGGGTCACACACTGGCTGTAGAGATCCCTGCTGGGCTCCTCATCCAACCAGATTGCCGACACTGCCCTGCCCATGAATTTCTCCACCCCCATCTCGTAACTTTTAAACTGGAGGGTGGAGTTACCCCCGGAGATGTGTTTTACCAGCGCCAGGGATTTAGCGTTTGGCACACCGGGCTTGCGCTCGGTGGTGACGATGCAATCGTGGGGTATCCAGCCGGTCCCGAGAGCTGAAGGGTCCTCCGGGGCTCCCAGGAGTTCTGCCTGGACAATATCCCTGGTGGTTTCGTTAGACACACCACAGGCCCAGGCGACAATGGGGTTATTAAACCTCCTGCCCTGCCACCAGTCGGGGTATCTGCCGGTGACGTGCATAGCTAACTCGGCGGCTCCGCTCATGGATTTACCCACCCGGTTGCCCGCCATAAGGAGGCGCTGGTTGCACTCCCTTCCGGTAGAGTGAAATCGCTCCTGGAAGGGATAAGGGTCGTATGTGTCGAGCTTGTTCAGCCGCTCCCTTTTTTTCAGTTCTCTAGCAATCTCTACCTTACGGACGAGGTTGATCACGTTTAATTTAAGATAGTGGGGGCTTCCGCTGGTGCCTCTTCTTCCCCCAAAAGAACCTTCAACTCCCTTTCCAGGTCGGCGGTGGAGGATTGCTCAATGTGGGTCTGCTCTACCCGCTGTACTGCCTGGTAGCCCGATCTGTCCAGAATGTCCTTGGCGGCGGCTAGTTTGACGGTGTCGGATGTGGACTGTTCTGCGAGCTTCAGCAGGGTATCCAGGGCCATCTGTGCGCCATCCATCATCTTCAGCTCTGTGCGTGACTTTATCTCAGCCTGGAACTGCTTTCGGAGTTGTGAGCCTTTGGATTTGGCTGATCTTTCCGGGTAGCCAGCAAGGATTGCAGCGCGATTAGCATCTCCGAACTTGATGTAGTTGGTGATGAAGGCGTTTTGTTTGGATGTGAGCATATTAGATGTTGGTTATGGATGTGGATTTGACCCCCGGTGAGTGGGGAGGATATTCACGTTTTCATAAAAAAATAAAAAGGGGTCGGGGGGGGTCTCCACTTAGTCAAGGTGGTGATGCCCCAGTGAAATCAATGACTTACAGCCGGTGTGGTGCCTGGTGTGGTGCTGAAGCGGTGGATTTGGTGGGTTTTGGGGGCTAAATCAGCCGCCGGAGGCGTGTGAGTGTGCGTAATTCTTATACATCCACAATCTCACATCCACAACACATCCACAACTCCACATCCACGGTCTTACATCCACTAGCCTTTACTAGCTCTACTGTGTTCTTCTATTGGGTTGTTGAAGTAACCGCGACCTCGTAAAGCTCTCAGCTCCTCCAAGGTGTAACCGTCATTCGCTTTGTAATCCCGCAAGCGGTCCAGTGCTTGTGGCTTGTCCTTTATGAAACCTTCGAGCAGGTTGCAGAAGCGGCACAGTAACCCACGGACCTTACCTGTTTCATGGTTGTGATCCACATGGAGGACCGCAGTCAGGGTAGACTGGTGATCCCCACATATAACACAACATCCACACTGCGCCTCATACATCTCATTGTAGTCTTCTGGTGTGATTCCGTAGTCCCGCTGTAACTGGGTCCTTCGGACGCGCGGCGCATGGCATTCCCTACACCATTTTTGCAACCCATCTCGTTGGGTTCGGTTGCGATTAAAATCCGAGAGCGGTTTTTCCTGCTTACATCTCCCACAGGTCTTTCCCTGTGAGACAAGCGCCAGGTTTACCGTCACCTGTCGGGTTCTGACCCCTCTCTAGGCGTAACCGGGTGATTTTGTGAAGTGGTAAAGTTTACATACCAGTCGGCCCGGCCTTGTTTATCCAGCCGCTTACGTTCGCGCTCAACCGGGTCCTGCGCGCCGAACCATTCGGAGTCAGCCGTGTCCGATAGGCATCTACGATAACCGAGATAACCGGCTTCGGGAGCCTCGATGTCGAGGTCTGTTTCAGCGTCGGCCGCGAGGTCGTAGTACCGGCCGATCATAAAAAAAGCCGCCCGAAGGCAGCTTCCAGTATTCTTTCATCTTAGTAATACTATACCACAGGTGTATCAAATAAGGGTACACGCTTACATGATGAGAGGGTCCTGCAGCTTGGTGTTTAGCCCCCTCACCACCTGCTGATCCATGTCAGCAAATATGGATTGGACGGTGAGGTAAATGTGAGCGTAAGTGCGATACCAACTGGCTCGGGACTTCAGGTTTAAGAGCCTGATCTTATCCACCGGCCAGGTCTTATCCGACACCGGGAACGACTGAGCGGTGGCTGCTTCGCAGATGGCCAGCCACACCAGCTTGCGAAACGCCCGGACCTCGATGATTGATTTCTGCAGGTCAGGATGCTCGATCAGGATGTGTCGTAGCTGCTGTTCCAGTTTGCGGATCTCAGACCTGTCACCCGCGTAGCAGATCCTGGCGTACAACGAGTGGATGGGGTCATTCTTGGATAACGCCGAGGCTACATCCTCCCAGGTCAGTTCAGGTTTGCCTGATCCTCGCTCCAGGCGGTTTGGTTTGGGAGCCAGCAGCTTCAGCTTTTCAAGACTCAAACATACGCTCCAGCAACCGCTCTGCCTCCATCTCCGAAATCTCGTAGCGCACTCCGTCGTGAGTCTTCACCCAGGAGTCATCACCAGCACGGCAGATGTGGTGAACCATGCTGGTTGTGATGGGGAGAGAAGCCCCATCCTTGAGTTTTACGAGCAATCCACGATCCTTACTTTCCATCTGGTCCACTTCCCTCTCGGTTGATGCCAGCCCCACACCTCGATCCGTATCCCGGCCTCGCGGACTGCATCCACATCCTCGGCCCAAGATATTTTCTTGACTCTTGATGAGATATTTGAGTAACTGGTAGCTTGCACTGCCAGGATGTCGTCCTTCCGAATTGCCAGGATGTCTGCGAAATTCCATAAGTCTCTCCGTTGCTTTGTAATGTGGTTGTAGGTCTCAACGACCCAGGCTATGTAACCCTCGTCGCGTAGTTTTTTCAGGCTGCGTTGGGTTGGTGACAAACTGACTCCTCAAATCCACCGCTCTCGCGTCGCGCACATATTCAAAAAGATCCGTCCCGAACTTCTGACGGAACCATTCCGGCCACGGTATGCCCCTTGGTGTGTGTTTCTTTCGATTCAGATGGGCGTGTTTCGCCGCACAGTAAGTGAGAAACTGGTAGCTGTTCTTCGGTATCAAGGAAGGTCTGGCTTGCTTGGTCGAAGAACAACCCGATGTTTCCTTCCCAGCCGCTGCCGTGTCGCTGTTTGGCAATACGGAGGAAGGCGTGGGGTTCGGTTGGCTTGTAGTCTTTTTCAAATGAAACCTCTATCTTGCGTTCTTGTTCCCGGTTTCGATTCAAGATCCCAACAGCATCTGCTAGATCGGAAATCTCCCCTGCCCCACGGATATCCATACGGTCCTGAGAATCCGTGTCTCGTTGGGATTTACGGGTGTGGGCCACCAGGGCGATGTGGATGCCGGAGTCTCTGGACTCCATCGCCAAACGGTTGCAGAAGTTCTTTTGCCGGTTGTAATCGTCCGTGCCTGGGATTGCCTTCATCAATGAATCGACGACAAACAGGTAACAACTAAGTTCCTGGCGGCAGAACCGCATAACCCCGATCAGCTCATCTTCTGGAGGTGCGTCCTGCCGGACATATAGGTAAACGCGACTCTCAAGCCACTCCAGTGCCTCCTGGTGCTGTTCTTTGGTGGGAGTCGCCTGACCAAGGGTTTGTCGGACTAAGCGCGCTACCTGGGCTTCTGCGGTCATCTCGGGTGAAAAAATGACAGTGGTACGGTTTTGAGATGTCAAATTGACCGCGAACTGGGAAGTCAGGAGTGACTTGCCCGAACCGTTCTGACCGGCCCATACGGAAAATTCAGAGGGTCGGAGTTGGAAGTGGTCATTGAGTTTTGACCACGGGGTTGCAGCACCCCGACCAGATGAGATGCCCTGCAGAACATCCCACGCCTCGTCGCTATATTCCGCAGGCGATCGGATGTTGCCTGCTTCCTCTGGGTCAAGGTATTTGTGCCAGTCAATTTCTTGCAGGGTCAGATCCAATCTTTCTTCCTCTCTGGTTGTTTTTGTAGGGCTGCCGGGTAAACAGTGCGCCAGCCACGTTCAATGGCAGTGTCAATCTCGGCCTCGAGTTCGGCGGGGGTGGCTCCGGCGGCGCGGGCGCTCTCCAGTTTCACAACCAACATACGAGTGGAAGTTTTAGTCATCGGCCAACCGCGTTCAGAGCGATAGTTCAGCCACCTCGTCCAAACAGTATTGGAAATAAAATCTGGCCTATCTATTTTGTTCTTCTTCTTCTTTTGTATTAGTTCTTCTTTTGTAGGGGGTGGTTTACCGGCCGACGGTTTTTCCGTACGACGGTTTTTCAGTAGTGTGGTGACCGGCCTACGGCTTTTCAGGGGGACGGGTTTGTAATGAATCGTTGCTATCCGCCCGATAATCTTCCCGCCCTCACCCTGCTCGACTTCCTCAGTCCACAGCCCTACATCTTTCAACGCCTTGACAGCGTTGCGGCACTTGTCCCTGCCGATATGGAAATGACTGCAAATCTGACCTTGCCGGACAATCCAATCTTCGGGTTGACTTTGGAGATAAGCCCACATCCCCAGGGCGACGACATCAGTGACCTCTTGCACAGTGTCCACTGGTAACATGGTGTACGGTGCATCAGCGTGGCGTAGTCGAGTGATCGGCATCAGCAGTACCGCGCCAGTGGCAGCCGCTCTTCATTCAGTTTGTCGTAGACGAGAATTCTGGTTGCGTAGTGGTCGGCTTCTTTCACAATGTCGCGGATCTTCCCTCTCGGCGTAAATCCACAAACCCATATCCACAGGTCATGCCCATCCAGAAAATCCCACTCGGTGTCTGACGGGTCATCCACAAACATAGCCCACTGGTCGGGCGGTGAATTCTCGAAATACTCCTCCCCTAAAATCCCGATGTAGATGCAGAAAGTCCGGGCATCGGGTGTTCCACCCCCCCAAAAAAGCCCCCCGGAGGGGGCAATATTTGGAGGAGGAGAAATGCCCGTCACTTTAGGCCTGACGGGTGGCCGATTTGGTCATGGCTGGCATTATTACACCGAACTTGGAACAGGTCAAATCCCTGATCTGGCATTGAATTACCGCGCTGACGGCATTATCATTATGTTATGGAGATGCAGGAAGTTCTATCAGACAACCTACGAATGCTACTACGCCAGGCTGGTTGGTCTGAGAGTGAGCTGGGGCGCAGATCAGGCGTATCCCCACGCACAATCAACACAATCACTAATATGAAGTCGAACGCATCGATTGGCGTACTGTCTAGACTTTCTGCGCCTTTTGGCCTTCAGCCTTGGCAGCTTTTACTGCCAGAACTCCCCGAAGACCAGAGTCTCCAGGTCCGTATTGAGGACTTGATAAAGTACTACTGCGATTCTACGCCGGAGGTCCACGGGTTCGTGGATTACGTCCTTCGGCACGGCAAACTCACCCCCTGAGCCCCCTCCCCCACTAGAATTACGGGAATTAATTTTCTCGTAACTGGCGATATATTGTTTGACTTGCTTGCCCTAGTCTGGCATTATTACGCCGACTAAAGGAGGTCGTATGGCACTCAAGCCGGATCCAAGGGTCCCCAAGCAGTTTCAAAAGGCGTATCAGCGAGGGTGGAATCTCGCTAAAAAGGCGGCCTCCCAACCAAAGGAGAAAACCAAATGAAACTCCTGTTAGACATCATCTCGATGTTCATCATCCTACCCGGTGCTTACATCTTGGTTGTTGTACTGCTCGGATGGCAATGACCGTCATCGCCTGGGATGGCGAAACGCACAGGAGCTACTTCAAATCCGAGAAACCCTCACCGGGGATTCTGAAAAAGCTCCACGGGTCGGTAAAGGGTCAGCCCTGTTGGCTCAAGTTCGAGGGCATCTGCAAGGCCCCGGACACTGTTGTCTACGCTCACTTTCGCGATTTAGCCACCGGATTCGGGCTCGGGCTAAAGGGCTATTTTGGTTGCCCGGCCTGTCATTCTTGCCACGCAGAAGTCGACGGTCGCACTACGATCCTCGAGCGGGATTTTGCGAAGTCGCGACACGCTATGCAGTCGCTGCGCTACTGGCACCACTTGAAGGATTTGATTTGGAAAATTCTATAAACGTCCGCTTTCAGGTCGACCAAGGAAACTGGGAAGACATCAAGGCCAACCTGATAAAGGCTCGGGAATTCACCGAACAAGGAAAAGTGTACGAGGTGCATATCCACCGCAAGCGCCGCTCCAACCCACAGAACGATTACTTCCACACCATGCTGCATGGCATCGCCAACGCCACCGGACACTCCTTTGAAGAGGTCAAGGATTGGGTTAAGGCCGAGTGCCTTGGAACTCAGGCAGTGCAGATCCGTGAGCGCACAATCCTGCGCTCCCGAGCATCTTCCACCTTGACCGAAGATGAGATGTCCCTGCTCATCCAGCGCACGGAGGTGCTCCATGCCGAACTCGTCTGACCCTGTTGACGCAGGCAAATTAGCGCACGAAGTTGATGAGGAGTGGGATTATGAATTTAAGCGCATCATGACCGAGGGTTTTGTGGAACTGATGGGCCAGGCTTACAAAGGAGCGATGCTGATGGCATCCAACACCGCTCTTAAAACAGTTTCAAAGCGACACGGATTAACACTCAGACAACTGCGAGGGCTTTATGCTGAAGACGATCAGTCTCCCAAACGGCATTGAACTGAAGTTCGATACCGACCGCCACAAATACTTCCGCAATGGTCGGGAGATTATGGGAGTTACCAAAATTTCCGAACTGACAGGAGATAACGGCTGGCGTATCCCCTGGGTTTCCAAGATGTGCGGCCAAAAGGCAGAGGAGATTCTGTTAAACGTCGCCACATCAACGCTTTCGATTGATGAAGTCAACTATATGGAATTCGTTGAGCAAATCAAATATGCACACCGATCCACATCCAGCCAGGCGATAGCGTTTGGTCATGCCGGTCATGGCATTCTGGAATCATACATTTTATGGAAGATGGGCCGAGGGCCAGAGCCTACCAAACCGAAGAATGCGGGATTGAAAGCGGCGATCAAGCCTTTCATCGAATGGTCCAATGAAGTGAGCCCTGACTACATCTCATCCGAAGAAGTCGTTTATTACGAGTCAACCCTACACGGTCAATATTTTGACTACGCTGGGACGTTGGATGTGAGGTTTAGCCTGGAGGGTGAACATTGTATCGGCGACTTTAAAACAGCCAAGGCTAACAAACGGGACTTTGTCTGGCAGATGGCACTGTACGCGGCGGCTGTCGAGCAGTCCTTTGGTAAGCCGGTAGATAAGGTTTTCATTTTCAAACTCCCGAAAGAGGGGTACGAATACCAGTGTCGGGAAATCGTGTTGGATGATCGGTATCGAAACTTTGCCCCTGCATTGGCGGCGATGAAATCCATGAACTACGAAATTGATAAGAAAATCAAATGAGCGATCTACTGACAATGGCTAGGAACCTCGTCTACGACACAGCCAAACACGCTGACAAGACCCTGGCCGCTCGTGAGCTTCAAATGGGCAGGGTGCTGTCCGGATTGCGGGCTGCGACACACAACAGAACCGTAGTCACCAGTGCCGAGCTGGCCGACATGATGGGCGTGGATCGATACGTTACCGCTCGGCGGTTGCCTGACCTAAAAAAACAGGGGCTGGCGGCTCAGTGCGGCAAGGCTGTCTGCCTTGTCAACCGAACTCAGGCAATCACTTGGAGGTCCCTATGTTGACCGTTTCACCCCATGAAAAGTTGCGCCGATCTGGAGCCAGATTCGGTGTGTTTCCCATACTCAATGAACTAAAGAGGCAAGACATGAAAGAAAATGAAATCATTTTAACCACAAAACCCTTTGAATGCGGTTGGGTAAATCTAGTCCAACCAGATAAATTATCAACCAAGTTCGAGGTTGAGATGATCTTTAGTGCTGACGACACCGCCCTGACTGAGATCACTGAGGCTGTTGCAAAGGCCGGGTCTGGTGTAGGACACAACCCGGTGAAGCCGCATGAAGTCCGTCAAGGGATGTACTCAATAAAGGCCAAGAGTAAATTTGAGGTCCGTATCGTTGGAGTTGACAATTCAAAGATTGATAAATCCAGTCTTCGCAAGGGCGACACTGCCCGAGCAAATATCAAGATCGCCCCGTACGATCATGGGGACAACAAGGGTGTGACCATTTATCTCCTGTCGGTCCAAAAGATTGCTGACGGGGATGGTCACGATGACTTCGGACCCCTCCCCGATCAACCACCGGCCCAGCAGGGAGAAGACCTGGCCTGGTAATTAAAAAGGAGACACGCCACTGTAGTTTTTATCATCCTAAATAGTTTTGGCCGCGTCCTCCGGGGCGCGGTTTTTGGAGAATCTAATGACAGTCACCACGGAAGGATACACACCCCCGCTAGAGCACAAGGGGGTTTTTCTCCCTGTAAAGCTCGACATAACCGCCAAACACAACAAGGCCGGACTGTACCCACCATTGCGGCGTGATGGGGATCTCATTTACATCCTTCCGGGTGGTGGTGAGGTGACAGAAAAGGATTTAGATGGGTGAGATTCCTTTCCCTGTTTTCCGGCATCGAGGCAGCATCTACCGCATGGGAGCCGTTGGGGTGGGAGCCTGTAGCGTTCTCAGAAATCGAACCGTTCCCCTGTGCGGTGCTTGCTCACCACTGGCCTCACATTCCCAATCTGGGGGATGTGACCCAGATCGAGATGAAACACATCAAGAAACTAGGGGCAATCGACATCGTTATTTTCGGATCACCCTGCCAGGACTTGTCTGTGGCGGGAAAACGCAAAGGACTGCAAGGTGAAAGATCAGGACTTTTCAGATCAGCAATCCGAATTATTCGGTGGGCAAGAAAGCACAACGGACTCAGGTTTGCCCTCTGGGAAAACGTGCCAGGGGCGTTCTCAACAAACTCCGGTAGAGATTTTGCTGCCGTGGTTAGAGAAATGTCTGGGGCAGACGTTGGCGTTCCGTCCGATGGATGGAAAAACACCGGCGTTGCTTTCGGAAGGGAAGGGTTCACGGAATGGAGCGTGTTGGACGCGCAATGGTTCGGAGTTCCGCAAAGGCGCAGACGTGTCTTCGCTCTCTCAGATTTTGGAAGCTGGCGAGATCGCCCCCCGATACTTTTTGAGCGCGAGAGCCTGTGCGGGAATCCTGCGCCGAGCAGAGAAAAGGGGGAAGGAACTGCCGCCGATGTTGCGCCAAGCATTACATCAAGTGGTCCACCTTTCTCCCGCACCGGAAACTCAAGGGTAGAGACTGAAGCCTTGGTCACTACATTTTCAACTCCCGCGCTAGGTGATGTTCGAGAAGATGAGATTGCTTCGACCATGCAGGCAAAAACCGGCAGCGCAGGGGAAACCCAGAACCCAGCGTATGTAGCCACTTATCGTAAACCCAGAAGGGTGCAATCCACAACGGATCACGAAAGCTGGGTAGAGGATGACATAGCCAACACGATCAATACGTTTGATGTTGGGGATGTTAGGAGTACAACAGCGGTTGCCTTTAATTGGCAAGAAGACAGGACATTTAAGGTCGGTGAGCAAGCAAACCCGCTTCGAGCATCCCAAACAGAGGCAATAGCAGTTCGTACTGCCCAAACGTCAGTAAATGGTATTGGGGTTTCAGATGTTGCCCACACTCTTGATGGAGTGCAGGGACAGGCAGTTGCCTTCACCGCTGATGTCAAACAAGTTCAGTGGGCAAGTGGTGGGGGTGAGATTGAGAACGATACCGCTCAAGCAATCCGCGCTAACCCAGAAACAAATTACCAGTTTCTTCGCCAACAAATGCAAGTCCGGCGATTAACTCCGGTTGAGTGCTGCCGACTGCAAGGGTTTTCAGACGATCACCTGGACATTACCTACCGCAACAAACCCGCACCAGACGGAGCCAAATACAAGGCGTTGGGCAACTCTATGGCAGTTCCCGTGATCCGGTGGATAGGGAAACAGATTTCCTGTGTTTGATCTCGCCAGCAAAGATTGGCTGACAGAAAAGGAAGCTGCCCACTGAAATGAACTATAAAGATTGGGTTGTTGAATCGCATCCAAGTTTGGACGGTGGGGGAACTTTTCTAGCGCCTGTATTCGCCAAAGTTTTAGCGGGTAAGCATTTCGATACCGCGTTCGAGTGGTGCGCCGGTCCAGCTTGGATAGGGTTATGGTTGTTAGAGAATGGCGTGTGCAATGAACTGGTCACTGGGGATATAAATGAAAAATCAGTGGGTATGGTTAGAAGGACTGCCGACAACCATAATTATCGCGTTCGGGCCTATGTTAGCGACAACCTTAACTCAATACCAGATGATGAGAAGTTTGATTTAGTGGTATCAAACCCACCAAACTACAGCAACATTCAGAGATCGCACCCATTCGGATATATGCGTGATGATCTTAGGCCATCAGATATAGATTGGAAAATACATAGCAATTTTTACGACAACATTCGACCACACCTTAACAATGATTTTGCCATGTACATTTCCGAAGTTGAGCCCCACAAAACTGAGGTATACATCGACGGGTTTTTATACGACCTCAGAGATCAAATACCCATGCAAGATTTCATAAAGATGGTGGGTAGAAATGGTATGAAAATTAAAAGGGAGATCCCATATACCGTGGGGCCAGTGGAATGCTCAATACTAGAGATAGTAGACGATTAAGAAATAAGAGTGACCGTGTTTGATTTAGCTGGTAAAGATTGGATGACAGAAAAGGAGGCTGCCCACTATTGCGGGGTCTCGTTCGCTCAGTTCCGAAAAAAGAAACCAGACTACGACCTCCCCTTCGCTGTCTTCATGGGTAAAAAACAGTACCGGCGGCGGGACCTGGACTACGCTATCGAGCGGTGTGTGGTAAGTGGTTGATTTGGTTTGGGTATTTTTTTGTCTAATGTGTTGTACATTGTACCCATATATAGTACAATGTACACATGGTCAGGGGATGGCCCTGATCTAAGACAGGAGAGAGAAATGAGTAAAGTGGCAAACAGAAAATCCCTCGCCCTTGTTGATGGGCTTCAGGAAATGGTAAACGAGTTGGTTGATCATCTTACGGATGTCTTGGACGATGATCCCAAGCCTTTTAACTTCGACAAATTGTCAGAAGCGATGGAAATCAGAAAACAGATCACAAAACTTTCTTTGACCATTGACAAAGAACAGTAAGGAGAGAGAAAAATGAGACCACGTTTTAACGGATGCACAATAAAAGATACGGGAACTGAATGTCCTCTTTGTACGCATCGCACAACGCTCGGGGGCAATCCGATCTTACTTAAAGAGGTCATAGAACTTCCTAACCCTGATGAATGGTCTGATGCGGTCGAAAAGATAAAAGATGTGAACGTCGTGATTGGTGACATCATCTGCATTTCATGTGGCGATGACCATAACGGTGCATTTCATAATGCCCATGACTGTGTTGACCACGCAGTTCATCACTACGGTGATGGTGTGTTGGGTGATTACTATGAGTGTGGCAAATGTGGCTCATTTGTTCAAGCCGGTTAATTAAGGAGAGAGAAATGAATTATTCAGTAAAAAACGTAAAGACCTTTAATTCCCCCGACGGTGGTGGATACAACGCTAGTTTCTACTGCGGGAAAACCAAAGTCGCCAACATCCATGATGGTGGTTACGGTGGATGCCCTGAGTACGATTGGCTAGACACTACCATAGGGCGCACGGGAAAGTTCAACCCTGACCAACATTTTGAAAAGGATTTCTACGCCTTCATTAAGACCCACAAAATTCCCGATTTTGAGTGGGATGATGAGAAAGGTGGGTTTGTTGATATTCCAGATGAGTTCATCACTCCCACGGATGATTTGTTTGTCGGCAATCTCGTCAATGATTTCCTTGATATGAAACACTTGAAACAAGCCTTAAAGAAAGATGTCCTTGTTGTCAAATACGACAAAGGCACGATTCATGCCACAGGAGACAAACCTACCCCTGAACTTGTGAGTAGATATGTTGAATCACTTTCGGGCGAGGAGGATAAGAACATGGGTATCCTGAACAGTCTCTCATTTGAAGAAGCGTGGGAAATTTGGCGCAACCGTTAATCACAACAGTAAGACGCAAGCACTCAGCATCCTTCAGGGGTGCTGAGTTGTTATGTCTGGAGAATCCAACATGGCTAAAGAGAACAAGCGTCTACGGACGTTGATGACCAAGTATGGTTTAACAATCAAGGAAGTTGCTGAACTGCTCTATGTCTCACCTGTGACGGTTCAGCATTGGAGAGCATCTGAGGGTGCGGTAGGTTATCGCAATATGCCCAGAGGGTACTTAGAACTGCTTAAAATAAAACTAGGAGAAAAGTGATGGCATATTTACAAAAACATTCCAAAAACAAGCAAGCACTTGTGCTGGTTTACAAGGATGCGAACGACAAACGCCGGAAGAAGTATCTGGGCCAGATCCCAAAACGGCAGGCCAACCTTCTACTGGAGCAAGCCTGCAGCGAGGAACGATCCAGAAAGCTGGGACTCCGTGTGGAGTCGCCTTTGTTTCAGAGTGCAATTCGTGGGCCACTGTTTAAAGAATACGCCTCGGAATACCTTACCGAATACCGGCATGATTTCCCAAAAACCTACGGCAAGGTAAAGGCCAGTATGGTGCATCTGGTAGGTGGGTTTGGGGATTTAAGGTTGGATGCGGGAGAGCAGAAGTGGGCCGATGCCTGGAAGAAGTACAAAGTGCGGCGGCTTGCTGAGATCATGCCCTCTACCCTGCAGGGGGAGTGGATGACACTACGCAAGTCTTTGAAGTCGGCGGTTCCCTCGAAGATCCCCAATTCCCCTCTCGGGCATTTAGAGTTTGGGATGAGGGTGCAGCAGAACAAAATCCACTGCTTTCGTAAACCGGAACTGATCGCACTCTACGGTGCGTCCGATCCGCTCTTTGCCGCGACCTGGCAGTTTGTCGCCAATACCGGCCTCCGTCGGGGTGAGATTGTGATGCAGCGCAAGGTGTATGTGGGGCGGGAGGAAGTTCAGATTGTGAACGACCCGGAGGATAATCTTGAAACCAAGACAGGTAAGAGTCGGATCGTGCCGCTGTCGGATGCGGCGCAGGATGCCCGAGAGCGGGTTTTATTCTACAACCCGGATGGGGCTGACTTTTTCCCGCAGATGAGGGACAAGTCTGATTGGTCCAAAAAGTTTGCAGAAGTGCGGGGATTGGCAGGGGTTGATCGTGGGACCCTGCACGGGCTCAGGCACACCTTCATCTCGTACCTGGTGAATGACTTGCGGGAGCCCCTGCCGGTGGTGCAGGAGCTGGCCGGTCATGCCAAGGTGGAAACCACCATGCGCTACATCCACGTTTTACCGGACCACCACAAAAGGGCGGTCCAAAACCTAAACTTGTGAATCTCGCACCACACCTGGCACCACACCATTCCCTGCTTGAAAGTGTGGTATTTGTAAGTGTCTGTTTTTTATAGTGTTTTGGAGCGGGAAACGAGACTCGAACTCGCGACCCCAACCTTGGCAAAAGCGTATATGGCTCGTAAGTTGTTGATTTTAGGTAGGTGGGGTGCTATATCGTGCTATAGAATGGTATGGTTTGCACCACACTTTGCACCACACTTCAGAGAGTCTCAATTTCGCGAATGTCACGAATCATAGCACGAGGGATGTGCCAAAGATTTCCCCAATATTGAGCCTTGCCAGGAATGTGGGTCATCGCCAGGGTGATCCACATCCTTGTCTTTTGAACAAGCAGCCCGTAGGTGACGACTGGGGTTTCATCCGGGGTTAGATCATCCGTCCAGCTCCCATCCATGTATGCGTCAATCCAGGACACAGCCACTAAGCTGCCTCGCGCTGCTCCATGTCCACGAAGTCCTGAAATATGTCTGGTGCGTCCCCGAGGAACCCCGTCACCTTCGCCCACTCCCGCAGCACCTTCACCCGCTCCTTCTTTGTTTTCGAATCGCGCCACTGTTGCTGGAAGGTTGGGATGCGGAAGGTTGGGGGCATTTGGGGGTCTCCTAATGAAATCGGGCAAAACGTTGTTCGCTCCTGGGGGTTAGATTCATACCGATCCGGTAAGAAAGTATTGAACATAGCTAAACGGGGTTAAATCCCCTGGGCCTATAAAACAAGGTGTTTTTGGATGTGAAAAAACAAACCTTCACCTTCGCCATTTTACCGTTAAACACTGTAAAAGAGGGGGTTTTCATGTGTTTCGTAGACCTGTATGGAGCCCTGTCGCGCGTACTTTTGGGTTGGCAGGGTTATTCCCCTGCGTATGCACGACAGAGCGTCTGGTGGAGGTGGGGGGATTCAAACCCCCGTCCCGGCTACTCCGCTTCGGGCTTATCGCCGGTCGAATTCGTTTCACCCCCAATGACTTTATAGTGGACAGATCCATCTTCCTGGTGTTCTACCCGGTAGTGAACCGGCACCATTTTGTAGAGGGTGAATTCATCCCCGTGCGCCGGGGGGATCTCAGTCGTAATTGCGTCGAACACTTTGTCCATCGCGGCGAAGGGGCTGAAGCCTTTACCGAGCGAATTCTCAAAAAATTTATCCATCGCCCGAACCTGGGTATTCCTCATAGCTAACACCATGTCGTACTCCTTTTTTAAAATGAAAATTGGTAATGAGCGATTACCGCGCTGTCACTACGGTAGGTTATCCCTACCGAATGATTCCTAATATTCTTCCTCATCCCGATCTGGTACGAGTCCTCTGTCGCCTGCAGTTGCAGCGGGAGGTCGTACCTCGACACGGCGAAGAGGGTTGCCATTGCGACCCCAGCAACGGCGATCTTGCCGCTCTGACCGCGTGAATTTACGCTTCGATCTCTTCCGTAAAGCTACCGATTTAATTTTGTCGGCCCTGGGATTAACCACCCGGCGATTACTGGAACCACGACAAACGCGAGGATCAATCCGATCCCGCCAAGCTCTACTGCTTTTTCAGCAACCGTCCAAATCGTATCTGGCGCACATTCCATGTCAATCCCCCGCATCCTCGTATCCATCATCGTTTCCGTCACCACATCGGTCACAAAAGCACTCGTCATGGCCCCCGCTATCGGTGCAAGTGCACCCCCCGATAAGACAGTACCCGCAGTCGCACCTATCGCCGCCCCTGTTGCTACTACCGTTGATTTTTTTAGTGTCGTGCATCCCGCTAACCCAAGTACAGTAATAAGAGTAAGATGTCTGCTATACCAAGGAGTACGCATAATATCGTGTGGTAAGTAGTCCAGAGAACATCATGCTTCACATAATCTCCTGCATCACTCCGATCACCACAACAACTACCACAACCACAACCACAATCTTCCATTGGTTAGTTAAACCTTCCCATAAATTTTTCATCTTTGTTCCCTATGTTGAGTTAATTATTTTAGTCCGAATGCACTACCAGTTAGGATCGCACCAAAGGCTAGGTGGAATATGCCACCACCCATTAGAGTGAATGGTGAATGTTGGGCTGTGAGTTTCTTCATCAGTTCCATTTGTACCATTGGTTCTGATGTTGCATTGATAATTGCCATAAACTCACTAATGTCTGGCCTGTTCAGTCCATACCAAATTGGAACAACCATAAAATCGTATAGGCAAATAACGAGGTAGACACCGAGCGCAGTCCATCTCCAGTACATTGAACTACTTCGACATCAGCCGTTCTTCCATCTTGTCAATTCGGGCCAGCACCCTGTCGATGGCTCCGTTTAATTCAGCCCGACTGACCGCATCGGTGGCAAGGTCTGTAATCCTAGAGTGGAGTTTAGAATCCTCGCGCCTTAGTTCATCGAGTAGAGCGAACACTCTCCGCAGCAACCAGCCCATCATCAACAGCATCGCCCCATAGACCATCGAGAGGATTTGCTGGGTTTCCATCATGTTTCTGTGCCGTCTGGTTTTTTCTCAGGGAAAATCGGCTGAGGATTCACCACAAATCCGAACCCATCTGGAGATGTTCCTGACCACGCCAGGCAATGCTCTGTTTGATTTTTTTCTGTGCGCGAAACCACAACAGATGTCGAGGTGTGATCTTCGTTGGTGAAGATGGCGATGGTAGTCCTTGCTGACATCTCCATCACCGCGACACCAGACTCACCCCAGGTGTCGCTGATAATCTCTGCCATTCGTGACATGGTTGGGACGCAGTAGAGTTTGATTTGCACCACCCGTGGCTGCACATCATCGGGTGGTTCTATAGCGTGAACAGATACAAAAAAACCGCCAAGGATGGCGGCTATAACGAAATTGAGAAATGGTTTCATGGGGCCAAGAACGGTGAGAGGTTCGCGCCGGTACTGCCGCCTAAAGGCGATGACACACCGACTAATCCTTGCTGGATTGCTTTTATGATCGCCCGATCAGCGCCTTGAAGATGGCGACCAGTGTTTAATAGAAGATCAAAGGCACGACTAGCCTCTTGGGGGGATTTTGTAAACAGAATCTTGGCAGCTTCTATAGCAATTTTTTCGTCATTCACGCTCCGAAGCCAATTTACAAACCTGCCAACACCTTTAGCCGCCGCCCACTCTGGGCCAACAGCTACGGCCTGGGTTCCAAGTTCGGCTGCTTCCTTACCAAAACCCCCACCGCGCCATGCGGCAACGTCCTCTCCGGTACGAACAGTCCGTGACCCACCCACTCCAGCCAGGTCTTCAATCTCCCGGTATCTCTTTTCTGTTTTTGCTTTTGCCAGGAAAGTGTTAAACGATTGTTCATCTGGAAAGACAGCCTTTAAAGCATTGCGAGTGCGTTCATTACCAGGCTTATTAATCCATCGACCGAGCGATCCACTTCCCACTCTGTTTTGGATTTCTTGTAGCATTCCTGATCTATACGCCTTCTTCGCGATAGCTCCCTTCAAACTGTTGTACTCAATCCGAACAGCAGTGTCTGAGGATTTACCCAACGCCTTTGCCCCTTTTATTACCGATTTCTCGGCAACCTTACCAATCTCATGTATACGATTCGCAATTTTATAAGCTGGGTTTAACTTGCCAGCTTCTTCGTTGATTCGTCCCATAAGAGTTTCATAGACTTCTTCTTTGGGGTTCTTTTGAGTCTTAGCCCAATTCACCTTCTTCCCAAGTGCAATCTTGAGTTGCTGTAAAACGCCAGTTGGAATCTCTGCCACTTTAAGCGACTTTGATCCATCAGCGGCTGTCTCAATTAAGTCATCCCATGCTGGCATCAGGTCTTCTTCAGTAAACCCAGAACGCTTATTACGCACGAAACTGGTTACGTTTGCGCGGCGGGCGTTGTAGATTCCCTTTGTAACCGGGTCGAGTAGAACTTCCTCAAATAACTCCGCTGGCAAAAGCACCCCTCTTGCTTTTTTGTAGTACGGGTTTTCAGCCTCCTTAACCATTTTTTGAATTTTAACCACCATATCATCAGCATTATCTGTAGCCCTGAGAATACGATGGAGGCCGCTCTCCATAAGTTCAGTCGCTTCTGTTATTGATCGGTTCTCAAGATTTTTTTCCGCTATGCGTCTAGCAGCAGATGAGCCTTGGGTAACCCCTGATACAGACCCTTCCATCCCAGGAATGTCTGCAATGGTTCCCCTTCCAGTAACCGCATCACGAAACCCCTCAGACGGGGGTATTTGAGCCTTATCTAATGCTCGCAATTTCTGTGGATCAGATAATTTCAATTCCTGTCTAAACCTACCTTGCATTCTTCCGACAGCCGCGGCCTGTTCTCGACTACCACGGTAATTAGCACCCGGCCATGATCCAAACCTTCGGCGAAGGTAAGAGGAGCCAGCGGAGCCGAGCTTTTGCGCGACTGGTCCCAATGTCCCTCCCGCAACTAAACCGATCCCCGCACCAATATCTCTTTGCGCCCACCCCCTGCGAGTTGTTAAGTCTCCCTCTGACGCTCCAGCACCATACACCGCGCCAGAAACCGCACCTATCTTCGCAGCCCTACCGAGTGTCATCGCTCCCCTTGCGTAACCCAGGCCGGGAATAAGAAGTCCAGCAACAAGTTCAGCGGTGAGAGCGGTTTTAGGGTTACGTTCCTTAAACTCAGTGAGTTTGTCCTGTTCCTCCTGGTGGAGTTCAGAAAATGTTTTATCACTGCCTAATGTCCGTAAAGCGGCAGTTGCCTCGTCAGCCCAACCAAAGGAAAGGCCCTGTGCGGCAAATCTAGCAACTCCTTTGACATCATCCCAAAATGTTGGATCTCGTGGGCCAAACTCCTCACGCAACCTTTCTAACCTTTGACGCGCTGATTCTGTCATTGCTGTTGCCTCTTTAGTTCATCTAACTCCTTCAACTCCAAATACTCGATTAATGAAAGATTCTCGGCTTCGGCCTCCGCCTGTAGTTGGCGAAATTGGTCAGCAGTGAGTGTTAGGGTTGGCTCGGCAACAGAATCACCAGACAACATGGACTCAACGGATTCCAAATTGGTTTCGTAATTTTCCCCCCACTTCTCATAAAGCCTTTTACTGACAATCTGAGTAAAGTCTAATTCAGCAGCAGCTTTCGTTAGTTGGGGAACTCCTGATGTTTCATACTTACCAATTAAAAACTCCCTCGCGTCCATAATTTCTGGGAAGTAGGAATTAATTTGGGCATTATAAAAATCACTCGCAATACTTTGCATCTCATTTCTTTGAGGCTGGGAAAGTAATTCACCCTCTTGGACTTGCTTGAAGAAAATACCGATCTTTTCTGAAAGACTAGCTGCTGATTGCTGTAGCCTGACATCACCCTCCCTCACGGTGGCATCGTCTATCATCCGCTGGTAAGAGTTAATTAAGGCAATATCCCTAATGCCCCTCCCCAACTGCTCTGCGGTTAACCCTGATCCTTTAAGTTGTTCCTTGGCATTATCTGCCTCATCTTTTGTGATTCGCCCCCCCTTAGCGGTAACCTTGACCTTGTTGTAAGAGTCCTCAGTTTGGTGTATCGCAGCCAATGGAATATCTAAAGAACTTCTAAGGTCATCCCGTTCCTGGTTACTGATTTTGAGAGCTTCAATATTTCTTTTCATTAAGTCCGAATCAACGGTCTTTTTGGACTCACTCTTATGCCAATCACCAGTTTTTATCTTTTTAACAAACTCTGGTGAATCTATCCGACCCGTCCAGACATCATTCGTTTTGTGATTGTATAAGTCTACAAACCCCTTAACGTCAGGAACCAATCCCATGTTAAACACTGTGGCAATGTCAGACACACTCATAAATGGGGAAAGTTTTTTTAATAAGGCGTTTTTACTTCGGAAGTCAGCATCATCGAGGTTAGATAGTGCGTACTGCCCAGCGTAAATACCGAGACTCGCCAGCGCCTTCGCCTCGTAGCGATCAGCGGCCCTGGGGTCACCACCTACGAGTGCAACGCTACCAGCAATGACCGCCTTCTTTTTGGCGATTGATTTGATTGAGTCAACCATACTGCCAGCCGCACTTTTGGCAAATCGAGGAGCAGTCGGATAGGTGGATCTGGATGTCACCCAGGGTGATGTGCTATCCCCCCGGAACCTCTGTCCTTCCCCATGCGTCTGCTCATCCCTCGCCTGCTGGTTGAAATTCCTCTGCCGCCAGGAATCAGGGAGGTATTGGCCTAGCCAAGAGCGATTGCCGGGTACGCCCGCATTTTTCGCACCAGGGTAAACGGGTATCCCATCTACGATTGTGGGTGGTTGCTGCGGGGGTTCGTGAAGACTATCTAAAGCCCCCTGAGAGAACCCACGCTTGGGTAGTAGACGCGCATTTGCATCTGCTATTCTACCTGGCCGCATGGTGTTGTTGTGAGCGGTTGTTGCAGCTATTCGCCTTGCATTCTCCGCATTGAGATTAATACCGGGAGTTCCTAGTATGTCGGCTTGATTTTGATGACTGCTCGCGTCAGCCGCAGCCCTACCCGGCAGATCGGCTGGTCTAGGCACAACTCCCGCTGACCGCGGGATTAAGTGCGGAACTACCGTCATCAGACTATTCCGTCTAGCTGCGATGTCGGCTTGCAGCCGCATCTTTCTCCGCTCTGCTTTTCTAAATTCTTCTGGTGTCATTAGAATAAGCTCCCTGGTCGTCTTCGGAACCCCTCGATTGGGTGTCCCAACACATCCCCGTATCCCGAGGGTGCTGCCGGTTTAACCCAAGGGGATTGTGGGGTGCTTGGTGTTCCCTGGATTGTGCGAGAACCAAAGGACCGCGCCTGTGGCGCTTGTGGGTTCATCGCTGATTGATACCCGGCGGCGAGATCATTGTTTGCCCACGCCTCGCCCAGTGCGTCACGAAAATCCTCATCAAACCAAGCGAATGGGTCCCGGGCCGCAGCGAGACTAGCCCGCTGACTTGCGAAGGGGTTGATACTTATGGGTCGCTTGATAAACGAGGCTGCGGGGTAAAGAGATTGGCCGAACATTACAGCACTCCGTAATTAACGTGTTTAATACCTTCAATCTCCATCACGGCATCAGGTCTGGTGATCTCAATCTCTTGCGCCATCACGCCACGGCTTCGGTTAGTGCGGCCCTTGAAGTTGTAGGTGTAGACATTGTGACCATGCCAGGTTCCATCAAACTCGATATTTTCTTTGATGCGAATGTCAGACAACGCCATGATCGGGGCCGCAATGCTGGCGATCTGTCCAAGCGTCTGTAGACCAGATGGCCCTGGCGTTGTCTGGGTGGTCGTGCCACCGTAGGAGCCTTGGATCATTCGCATATAGTTCTCAAGCGCTTGCTGTGGAGCGGTACTCTGATACTGATGGCGAGCCATGTCACGGTTGATTGTCTCCTGTGTCATTGCCCTTCTTGCATCGCCAATTTCACCCATAGCAGCGTAATTCCCCAGTGGTGCTGACATGATGGATGGGTACAGTTGGGCGTAGTTCTGTGCGCGACCTTGAGCAGCCTGTTGTGCGCCGAACGTCATCTCCGCAGCCTTGTTCAACATCTGCTGGTTTGCGGATGCGATAGCGTTGGCTTGAACGATGTCGCCGCGTGAACCACCACCCGGTTGGTATTCCACCATTGATTGTCGAATTCCGGGAAGAACCTTGCCCTGCAACTGCGACGTCATCTGCCTGCCAAGTGCATCCATCATTGGATTGAATGAGGCTGTGTCGATCTGGCCTGATAACCCTTTTAACAGGCGATTCTCCGCGTGTGCCTGTTGTGCTGCCGCTCGCGGCCCCATCGTATACCGAAGTGCAGATGTGTGAGCCGCTGTTTGCGCTGGGTCGAACCCGGCAAGAGTTTCCTTGCCGTAATAGGCGGGAGCGCCTTTGTTATACAGTCCTTTAGCCTGTTCAAACCCCGCTGTTAAATACGGGATTTGCTCTTCCCACGGCTCTTGTTTGGCTGTGCTTACTTGTGTTCCACCACCCATATTATATTTCTCCTCTCACTGTTGTCCTCATAGACCACCCCACGCTTCTATTAGCCGCCGCTCCCTTCTTGTGACCCCGGACCCGACCAATAAGGCCCACTACCTTGGGGAGAATGGTCGAGAAACCCGGCCCCATCGTAGGCGACCCTTGCCGCTTGCTCATTAGCCGCCACTGCCGCCGCTACAGCGTTGTCTATGTTCCTTTGTGCGGCATCTCGTTCAGGTTCGCTTAGGGTAAATGGTGTGGCGTTCAATGTACTTAAAATGTCAAGGCTATTCTGAAGTGCGGGGGTTTCCTGTACCAGATTTTGGATAAAATAATCTCGCACCAAACCTTGCGCCTTATCTTGAATATAATCCTGTGGAGTGAAAACAGATGCGCCAGTTGCTACATCGAGCAGACCTCCGAGTGTGCCAGCCTTGTCTGCCCCAACATTACCGAGATACGAATCCAAGTACGGATTCATAGTTGGTAGTGAAGTTGTTGGATCATACGGGTTAGTGTTAGCAGCAGTGTCAGTATTGATAGTGTTAGTGCCGTCATCGCCGCCAGTGTCGGGGGCGGTATATCCTCGCTCGTTGTTAGGCCCTCTTTGCCTATACCCGGAAATATTTGGCGGCTGGTAGTCGAAGATGTTAACCCAAGGTTGGTAGTCTGCATGAGAAAACATCCCCCCTGTAGGCATAATCCCTGACCAATTCAAAAGACCGGGGGCTGTGTAATTTTGCACCAGTTGGGGAAAGTATGGGTTGGAACCATCACCGTAGGAATTGTTCCCTTGGAGATCAACCCGAGGATCAACAACCCGAGGATCAACAAATGGCTTGTTGGAGTAGATTGATTCGCCGGGGGCTGCTGCTGCTGGGTTTTCTTGCAGAGCAGCATTCTCGAACCCGGCCAGCCGCGCCCGTCTGTTTGCGTCAATCTCCTGATCCACGGCACTGGTAAATCCAGCGGCAATGGATCGCCTATTTGCATCCATCTCTTGTTCAGCAGCATTCGCAAATCCAGCCGCCATAGCGCGTTTATTCGCGTCAACCTCTCTGGCGACACCTATTGCTTCAATTTCAGCGGCAGTTAGTTGCATATCCTATATTCCTGTTGTTGTGTCTTGTGTTTTAAGTCTTTCGTGAAGACTATGTAGTTGGACTTCCAATCGGTGAGTATCTTTTTCCATCCTTTCCTGCCCCAGGCCTCCAGAGAGTTACAACCAAGGTTAAGAGCGAACTCCTCAACTCTAGGGAGAAATGAAAACCATCTATCCATGCCGCTGCCGCCGATTGCGATAATGCGGAGAACCTTCTTTTGCGGGTACGGAATAACCTGCGTCACCATCGCGGCGATCACTTGTCTTTGCTCAACTGCTACCCAGAGCTGCATCTGGGCTGACTTCAAAAGAGGATAATAATCCTCTGTCGCTAACTCGCCTTCAGAATGAGGCTGCGCTTTTTCCAGTAAGTCAGAAACGTGGGGCCAGAGTCCGGTAATTTCGTCCGGGGATATAAGGGAAACTAGAGTTGATTCCAACTCGACCCGTCAAAATAATAAATCCCCGCTCCGCTGCCTGGATCCCATGAGGTCCCATCTGCGTATTCGATCTGGCCTTTTCTTGGTTTGTCAGGAACCGCAAAGCTCTCCTCCAACCGGAGTTTGGAAAGGTTGAAAACAACCTCACCCAATCGGTTTAACTCGTTGGTGAGGTAAACCGGAATGTCTTGCGGGTTTACAGGGGGTGGACCGGGTTGATACCGAGTCACTGATTTCCATTTTTTAGAATCAGCTATAGCCACGGCTACCCCTGCGACCAGCGTTCTCTAATTCAAACGTCAGACCTGAAAGTTTCCAATGGGTGTCGGCAGTGCTTTCGATTTTCACACCGTACAATTTTCCCGTTGCACGACACGAAACTTTAGACATGGTATCGGGGTTAAAGGTAAATGGTCCTTTCCAGCTCACAGCCTCCTCTGTGGACATCTGAGTACCAACATACAGATCAACCGTGTCGGCATTCAGCACTTCTATCTTCGGCCAAATTGCCGTGATGCGTTTAACCGTGGATTGGTCGGGGTTTCCTTCTGCTGTCATTGACATACCTGTTCTTTCGATGAAAGCGGTCATGTCTGTCGTGTCTTCCTTATTGCCGCTACCGTCACGGAATAGTTTTGTCGAAATCGGGGAAGCAAATACTAAAACGTCTTCGAACTTGTCAAATGACATCGCCCAGCGCCCAGCAGCAGAATCCCAGCCACCAGATGCCGCTGCCCATGTGCCAAAGGAAAGAGGATCATCCACAACGCCCGGTGTAATGTGCGCTAATTCTGGGAGGTCACGAATCGTAAATGCTTTGGTGATGTAGTTGAACACCACCGCCTTATCAATCTGGTTGTTTGCTGAATCCGCGCTGACAAAACAGGCCAGAACTTCACTGCGACCGTAATCTGTCACAACGAACGAGCGGTCGGCATATTCCCCGTCAATGACGTTGTACATCCAATCCTTCAATTCAGATGGCAAGATCGGCGCGACAGTCTGACCGTTGTTGATATAAAGATCATCCACCCCGAGGATAAAATGCCCGCCAGGGAATTCCGAAACGCAATTCTTCGCCATTATCCCGATAGGTGCGACCCTGCGGAAAGAGAAGATAAAGGGCGTACCGACATACGCCATCTGGTGAACAGCACCGGAGGTGTATATCTGAAAGGTATCTCCGAGCTGTAATCCATCCCGTATGATCTCCGCGCCGGATTGCAAAGGGTACTCGCCTGAGTCGTTTGTACTGGAGGTTTCATCAAAGGATGAAGGAACTGTTTGTGTCGCCGCTTCTGTAGACCACTTCACCAGCGTGGGATAATTTACAGAAGACTTGGTGACATTCAACGCAACAAGGAATGATTTGAACGACTTTATCACCGCGCATTCTGTAGAGGCAGGCCAATTTGTCAGGTCTGCCATGAGAGTGCCGGTGTTAGGCAAACCAGAAGTCAGCGCCCAAAATTGCGGGTCATCGTTCGGATTCGCCAGGATCAGAATCCCGCCAAGTACGGTGGAGGACCAACCCCCCGCTGCGGTAGTGGAGTAATCGCTACCTGACCGTGTGATGTCGTGCCATTTTTTTACCCTAGTTACAACAGCATCATCAGAATGTGCCGCTGCACTGGTGCTGTTTGCTCCGCGTGAACAGGTGGTAAATGTCGTGGCGGTTTTGCCGGTGTAAGTTATCTGTTCGGACCCGATTGTGATCGTGCCGTTAGATTCGAATCCAGTGGTTGAGTCCACCGTGATTGTGGTAGCTGCATCTGTCAGGGAGCCGTTGAGTTGGTCGGTTTTGGTGGTGGCATCGTAGACGTATATTTTTTCAAGACCGCCAACAATGAAATATTTGCTATTCCCAGCCTCCAGGTAAGTGATGTAGTACGGGGCAACCGGGCAGGTCGCCATGACTTCAGAATAACCGGGGATCTTCTCTATGGAGCCATGCCAAGCTCGCACATTATTTCCATCCGACCAGGCATTTTGCGGTAACAGTGCTGGGGGGATGTCTTTCCAAATGCCATGCTCCCCAACATTTTCCATTGCGACTAATGCCATTAAACGTACCTAAAGAACAAGTGCCATTTCCTCTGGCAACGACTCTTTTAGTTGAGCCATGAATACTGATTTAGCTGCATTTAGCTGAACCAGCTTCATCTGCAAAGAATTCATTTCACCCTCTAACTGGGCTATATGACTGATGGCCACTTTAGCCTCATCTACTAATGAATCAAACTCATACTCTGATCCATCAATACTTACTACATTTTTGGGTTCTTCCTGTTTCTTTGCTTTAGGCATTGTAGGCATTCCCCGCGACAATGGCTGAATCAACGTCAGTCATGTCTTCATCGGTCCAGTAGTCTCTCGTCAACATCAATTCAAGATGCTCTACGTTCCTACTTACACAAGCATTTTTCTCATCTGCGCTTTGATCAACGTATTCCGTTCCAGCGATAATTGCATCAATAAGGTCAACACTGTGACCCATAGCCATATAATGTTGCGCTATCTGCGCGGCTGTTTCCGTCATTTTACTACTCCTCTAGTTGCGCCTTCAGAGATTCAACCTCTTCAGACAGTTGTTGTATTGCTTTTACTAAGGAAGTAACCAGTTGCGCTGGAGCAAACTCTAGTTTTTCTTCCGTACCACCTACCATCTTGGAATCTTCCATATACTTCATTCCAGATAAAGACCCCTTTACCTCTTGGGCTATAAACCCCATACGCTGTCCTGTGTTTGCAACACCTTCTTCAACATCATGTTTGATTTTAGAGCCATCTGGTTCTCCATCTTCATACCATTCACGACGGTCCCAATAATAGGTTATAGGACGTAAACTATTTATAAAATCTAGTCCAGCAACAGATGGAAGATTAGATACTTCTGCCTTATCTCGTTCATCAGAAAGAGCAGAGATTGAGGTATCGTTACACCTTAAATTATCAACACTATCATTACCCAATGTAAATTCATTACTCTGATAATCAGATGAATTATCCGCATCATATCCTAGACAAGTATTGTTACTTCCGGTTACTGAATTTCCAGCAAGAGAACCAAAAGCAGTATTTTGATCCGTAGTTACACAGGACAGCAACGCTTGATAACCAACTGCTGCATTATTTTCACCAGTAGTAACATTAAGAGCAGCCTGATAACCAACTCCTGTATTATTTGCTCCAGTAGAATAATAAAGCGCTTTTGTACCTAACGCAGTTAAACCAACTCCTGTAAGATTGGTAAACCCGGCTTGGAATCCTATCGCAGTATTTTCACTGGCGGTTGTTTGAGAGCCAAGCGAACTATCCCCCAAGGCTGTATTATACGCTCCAGTTGTTATTGCATCTGACGAAGTATTACCTACAGCAGTATTACTAGAGCCAGTAGTATTAGCGGTTAACGCCAAATAACCAACCGCAGTGTTATTAGAGGCTGTAGTATTTGCGCCTAATGAACCCGATCCCAGTACCGTATTAGACGCACCTGTTGTATTAGCGTCTAATGCAGCATAACCAACCGCAGTATTATTATTTGCGGTTGTATTAGCACCTAACGCATCCTTACCTACAGAAGTATTACTAACTCCTGTTGTATTTCCCCATGAGGCTGATTTACCTATTGCTGTATTATCACTACCAGTAGTATTATCCCTTAACGAATTATAACCAACTGATGAATTATTTCCGCCAGTTGTATTTGCGGACAAAGAGTTATAACCAATAGCAGTATTGTTATCTCCAGTTGTTATAGCATCTAATGCTGTAGTTCCAAGAGCAACACTGTAACTCGCAGTATCAGTCGTTCCAGAAGGATCATTACCCAGCCAGATAGAATTGTTTTCTACTAAGGCATCTGTTAGATCATCTATACCAGTAGATGGAGTAGCCCATGAAATATCAGTACCATCACTTGTTAGAACTTGCGCAGAACTCCCAACTGCAAGCGCAGCAGGATCACCACTTGAGTCTCCATAGATTATCCTGCCTCTTGCAAGTCCCGCCATCTTGGCTAGAGATACTGCATTATCAGCAATAGTGGCAGTGCCATCATTGGCAAGGCTTATATCGCCACTAACGGCTACGTTGTTATAATCTGTGCCATCAGCCACCATGATATGAGTGTCGGTGGCAGCAATGGAGTCATCTATAAAACTTATCTTGGCTCCGGTAACAGCATCGTCAGCAATAGTGTCTGTTGCTACCTGTTTCCAATCCACACCGTTAGTCGCGCCGGAATCAGCAAGCAAAGCATAATCGTCCGTTCCAACAGCAAGTCTGGTTTCAGAATCTACT